AACTGCGCGCACAAGAAGATCCTACACTCGAAACACGTGCCGTGTCTCTGATGGGAAGGTTATCGCGTTACATTCCCAGCGGATACGTTTCCTGCCCGATGTATACGTCAGAGCTTGCATTGATTGCAACGGGGGTCGTGAGCTTGTTCCCGGTATGATATATACCTATGTAAGCCCACGTTCCACCTATCATACCACCCAAGACTCGCGAAGCACCTCGGTTTGCGTAGGCTGGCAATGTCACAAGCGAATTGAACGCACCGACTGACCCGGTCGTCTTGCAAGTGCCCTGTACGGTAACGATACCATCGATGCAGTATGAGGTTAACTCGTTTCGGTTGATGTTGGAGCCGGGGGCGGGCAGATCATAGTACGTCGGCCGGTAATCGTAACCCAACATTCCCATCACGATTTTCGCGGCCTGAATCTTTGCACCTTCCGCGTTCGGATGGATTGCATCTGAAAGCAACTGCGTCTGTCCGACCATCATTTCCCAGCAGTGGTTAATCAAACATGTGTTCGTTGCCAGTGCAGCGCGCGAGATGTTGTTGATGACCTTGATGTTGCGTCCGCTGTTGCCGTTTGCGATCGTGTCGTTACCTTGACACGCTCCGTATTGAAACGGTGCAGCGAAAACCTTTGCATTGGGGAAATTGTCATGTGCATACCTGAAAGCCGTTACGGCTGCCGTGTACACGTCGGTGTCAACGGTCGCGTCATTGCATCCACCGGAGATAACGATAACGTCCGCGTCCGGGTGTTCGGCATGTGCTGCGGTCAACTGCTTTAGATAGTTCGCTTTGCGTGAACCGGAACCGTTAGTGGTGAACCCTGCGTTGTTCTCCGAGTAATCGTAAACGGTCATGCCCAGCATGGCCGCGATTTGTGCGTGTACGCTCTGCGTCGCGGCGTCGGACACTCCCGTACCGTACATGATGGAATCACCGATGGTTACGAGCTTTTTGCCCGCGAACTCCGCACGGTCTGCTTTGGTCGCAATTTGCGCGTTGAACTTTTCGGTTAAATCCGTGACGAGCGCGTTAACCAGCTTGGGAGTTGCTGCAACGCCGTCTTGGGCTCCGCTGGTAGTCGGGGTGTCGTCGGTTGCCAGTCGAACGTGTCCGTAATTAACGCTGTTGCCGACACCGTAAACAGTCGTTTCGCTTGCGTGGTTGTTAGGTGCCTTGCTATCTTCAATTGCGCTTTCGGCTGCGGTGGCGCGGGAAGTCTCGGCTGCGATAGCGTTTGCATTACTCTTGATAGTATCCGCGTTCTTTGAGATTCGCTCATCAAACGTTTTGACTTCCGCGCGGTACTGTTCAATTTGGGAATTGTAGTTACCAGTGAGTGCCCAGTAGGCATCATCGGTTAGCAACTTGCCCGCTGGAACATATTGACGCGATGTGTATGAGTTGCCACCGTCATAAACGATAGTGAGCGGCTCGTACGTTTTTGTGGAGTCCCATTGTAGCGGATCGGCAAACAACGGAACGTAACGAGCTCCTATGTATTGGGTAACAGACATGTTTTACTCCGTAACTTCACCATCTGCAAGCGGCGTGTAGAGGGTGATTTTAATCTTGTCAATGTCGGTAGTGTGCGCTGATGCAGTTTTCTTAAGTTTGTCGATGCTATCGTTAGCTGTGCCGATTTGGGACGTGTGCGTGGCTACGGTAGATTTAAGGTTGTTAACATCCGTCCGCAACGCATCAATCCCGGCCGAGCTGAATTGATTAACAGCCGCTATAAGCTCGTTAATCTTAGTGACAGCCTCTACTGTGGTAGGTCGCAAATTCTTACCGAACTCGATCGCCTTGATTGCTGCCATGATTACCCCCTTTTGGATAGTGCCGTATATACAGTATGGCGCAAGTCGCTCACGTCATGCTGTAATTGGTAAATGTCGGTTGCGAGGTCTCCGGTTTCGTAATCCGGTGACGTGTTGTCGATAATCCCAGAGCCGTTTGCGTTGTAACGTAAAATAAGCCTGCCATATTGGCTCGTTCCGTAGACCGCGCCCGTGTCAAAGGTAATATCTCCCCAAGATTCGGGAACATATGCGCAGAAATGCCCATCGGATGTAAGGCCGAAAAACACCATTTGCGCGAACGTTTCCCACAGTAATTTAACATTGTCGTTAATCCATTGCTCAAGTTGCTTCTCGTAATAATCTTCAAAACCCGATTCGATGAACTTATTAAACAGGTTTTCCAGCTCGGCGATTTTCTCGGTATTCGCGTTTACTTGACCTGTGATGTCGTTCACTTGATTGGAGAAAGCGTCAATGATGCAATAGACGTTGGCTATTAACTGTTCTGGGCTTTTGACTTCAAAGTACAGTTTTGGCAATGTCGGGTTAGTTAACATCCACGGGTTAAAATAGGGTAAAACAGGAATCATATTAACTCACCTCCTTACTCCGATGTATCATAGTGTATACGTTCGCAAGCTGTACCCAGCGCTTATCTGTGATACTCGTATTAGCGGGTACCTCATCGCGCGAGATATACACGCACCCTCGATATGTCACGATGCAGAACCTCGGATAGCTCTTGGGATTTGTCGCGCTCCATGCGCCACCCCATACGATCAGCTGTTTATCGTCCATAGAGACCTCCTTACCACAACGGAACCGTAGGTACCATGATACCCGTAAAGAGCGTGTGCTCCAGCTCGTCTAGAATCATAGCATCCACATCCCGCCAATCGCGCGCGAACTGAACGGCCTTATCGGTCGCGCTGCCCTCGTGCATCGTGTCGGCCTCGCGGTCGTTGCCGGTGCTCGCGTAATCTGAGTTACCGGAAAGCATCGTTTCGGGGAAGTCCGAGAAGATGTCGCGCGACTTCTCGCGCTCGCGGGACTCCTGGAGGGGGTTAACCCCCTGCTCGACGCGCGCGTAGAGCAGTTTGTACTTGGGCATGATCTCGTTGAGCTTGCGGAGGTACGCGCGTTTCCACCTGCTCGGCACCGTGATTGACACCTCGCGGTCGTAGAAGCGGTTGAGGAACTTGGTGCAGAGGCGCGTGTACTGCTCGTCGCTGTAGGTGTCGAATCGCCACGAATTATCCTCGAGCGGCTTATAGAACCCCAGCTCGTGCCACTCGCCGAGCGTGATTGTCATATAGTCGTAGCGCGCGTCCGTGTTGACTTCGGGAAAATCGAACATGTGTTTACCCCCTCTCGAGCATGGTGTCGTAGCGGTGCGAGATGTCGTAGTTGCTGGACAGGTTGTCGCGCGCCCATACGACGGTGACGGGCGCGCCCAGGCGGTCACCGAATCGTGCGTTGAGCTTGTCGCATGCGGCGCGGCGCGTGTTGAGCGGGGACATTCGCGCGAGCTCGGTCGGCTGCATCGTCGAGTTCACCTCGTCCTCGATCATGCGCTCCTCCTTGAACGGCATTGAGTCGATACCCAGCTCGCGGTAGATGGCATCCCACGTGTTGGCCCATTCCTGCTGTAGCTTGTCCCCGATATACTCCTTGGCTCGCTCGGGCATGGTCGCGTCCGTCTGGATGTCTTGGAAATTGTCGTATGCCAAGACGAATGGTTCGCCGTTCGCGATTGCCTTGTAGAAGTTCTGGACGTCGAAAGTCCTGTCCTGGTTGCCCTTGATGACGAACGGCATGCGCATATGGAACCGGTTGATCTGCTTCGTGCGCATGATGTCGGTCAGTTCGCGCGCCCAGATGTTTATCTTCACGAGCAGGGGGTAGCGCGTGCGGTTCTCCCAGACCCAGACGGCGTTGTCCCAATTGCACATGAAATCGGTCTTGCCGGTGACGCCCATCGCGCGCCATGCGCGCGGCTCGTCGTACATGTTCGGAGCGCCCTGCTGCACGGCGCGCAGGGACAGCAGTGTCGAGCTGGCGTTCGGGTACGCGAGCGTCGCGGCCCCCTCGGTGAGCAGCGTCCATTCCAGGAAACGCTCGTTGCAGGTCTCCGGCAGGTTGAGCCAACGGAAGCGCGACAGCGCGAGCTCGATTAGGTCGTTCTGGAACATGGTGAACAGCTGTTGATTGTAGGCCTCGGTTTGCCAGTATGTCGGTTGGGAACCGGGCCGATACTTGCGGGGTCCCTTGTAGCCCCTGCGTCCCTTGCTCATACGTCGACCTCCTCATAGATCGTCGGCGCGTCGATTGCCGTTTTGAACGATGCGAGCACCTCCGCGCTGGATCTGGACTGCACGTCCATAAGCTCTTTCATGATTGCTTGGTGCGCCTTCATGTCTTTGCTGATGGTCGCATTGATTTTAGCGCGCTCGACCTTGTAGTCGATGATCGCGTTGATCTCCTCGTCGGTCATGCCCTGATAGGTTTCGGACTTGAGCAGGGCGTCAATGTCGATGTTTGCCATGATGCCTCCTTTACAGGTTGTCGTAGATGCTCACGCGACCGATTTCCTCCGGGCGGCTCCAGACGGTCACGCCTCTGATAAGTATATCCTTGATCGCGCCCTGTGCGCCCTCGAGCGCGTTGCCGTTGCCGCTGCACCATACCTCGGCGCACTTCCAGTACGTGAAATGGCGCATGACCTGCATCCGCTCCATACTGAACTCGCGCATGAGGGCGTAACCGTAGCGGGCGAATGCCGAGGCCGCGTTCATGATGTCGCACTCTCGCTGCGTGACGACCTGCGCGAACAGGGCGCGCGGAGCGGTCGCGCTCGATTGCCCGTTCGCGCCCGCACCGAACTGAGCCGGGGCCGCGACGCCCGCTTGGTTGAGGCCTGCCGATATCGCGTCTATCGCGGTGGCGTATGCGCGGTTCGCGTTCGCGTCCCCGGTCGCCTTGGTGTTGCCCGCGTTGGTGCGCATGACGGCTGCGTTGTTGTTTGCGACCTTGGTGCTCGCCTCGTTGCGGAGCGTGGTCGCGATGGTGCTCGCATTATTCTGGATTCTCCATGTTTCAGCTGTGAATTTGGCCGCGTTATTAGTCTTTTTGAGTGCGTTCGTCTGGGCCAATGTCGAAGCCAGGGAATTGCTCGTCTGCGAGATCGCCGCGGCGGCGTTAGCCATGGGGATGGCGACTGCAAGGTCCGCCACTCCCCCTATCGCGGCGCTCTTGGCGTCCTCGCTTCCTCCGGTGAGGCCACCGGTTACAACGGACCCAAACGTAGTCGAAATTGCGGCCGCGTTGTTGTTTGCGGTAGCGATCGAGACGACTTCGTTTTTCACCCCCGTCATTTCGGTAGAGGTCTCATTATCCGCATCACAATCATCCTTGAGCTTGTTGTTAGATGCAGCGGCCCCGGTTAGCGCCCAATCATTCGAGTTTTTCGTTACCGCAGTGTTTGCCCCGGTGTTTACGGTGTTGTTATCGGTCACGTTCTTTGCTGAGTTGCCGACATTCGTGTAGGCGGTCGAGTTGGACGCGAGCGACGATGCGAGCGCGTTGTCTGCCGCGAGTTTCGCGTGCGCGCGGTTGTAGACGGTCGTGTACGCGGCGCGGCTCGCGGCGCTCTGGCTCACCTGCATCACGGGGAGGTTCCAGCTCTTGAGGTATTTACCCCACGCCCCGCCGTAGCTGTACGTGCGGCCCTCGATTGTCTGGAACGTGAGCGAATCGGTCGCGCCCGCGATACCGAGCAGGCGCGCGTCGATTGAGATATACGGTATGACGAGGTTCACGGCGCTTGCGAGCTGGATGCCGTTCGCGCCGAGGTCCTCGATTCTCACCGTGGAGGTCTGGCCGCGCTCGTCGCCGATGCGGACCGCGGCATAGGGGTAGGTATACAGTTTCGCGAATCCTGCGGCCTGCGCGGGATATCCGAAATCCGCCACGCCGGGCTGCATGAAATTCTCGATTTTCTGGACAGCATCCAACACCGTCACCGGCACGCCCCATAGCGTGAACGGCGCGGATTGCGTGAGCAGGTCGGACGGCGCGAAGAACACGCCGAGCACGGTAGATTTCATCCAGGGCGCGTTGGACTCGAGCGCGCGCAGGAACGGCTGGAGGTCGCCTACGGACACGGAATACACGCGCGGCGCGAGCACGCCGGATACGTCCGGCTCGGAAATCGCGGGGACCTTCGGCGCAGAGGCCGTGCCTAGGTCGCCCTGTAGATCGGCGTATGTCGCTATACATGCGCGCTGAGTCTCGGCGCTGTAGTTCTTGACGGCGCGCGCGCGCTCGACGTACGGCTCGCCCCCGGTATTCACGTCATCGGAGAGCAGGTACGCGCTGTTGTCGCGGGGGTTCGCGAGGTAGTCGGCCACGCTCGACGCGGCCACCGGCGCGTGACCGCGTTCCAGCAGCACGTAGTCGAACCGCATCTCGTTGATATAGGTTGTCCATACGTCGAGCGTGAGGAGCAGTCGCGTCGAATTAGGTGATAGCTGCTGCGCGTCCTGGATGAAATAGCAGTATCGGCGCTTGCGCTCGCCAGCAGCGTACGCGAGCGGCTGCGCGTCGCTCGTCATGCGCGGCAGGTCCACGACGAGATAGTTATATCCCTGCGCGGAGGTCACCGGCACCGGCACCTTCGATGCGCCGTCCGGCTTGACGTTGAACATGGTATCGAGGTTGACGACCTCGCCCTCGAGCGCGTCGAACCAGGCGTCGCGCGCGGCGTCGTCGTCGAACTTCACGACGTTGTCGTAATCCCCGCACCAGGGAACGTTGCACATCTTGAGCCGGGCAGTGGGCTTGAATCGGGAATAGTCGAGCGTGTTGTCGTAGCGGTACACGTCGACGTTATCGAGGTTCGGGAAATCGCTCATATCTTTCCTCCTTAATAAAAATGCGCCCCCACTCACGCATGAGCGGGGGCGCGGCGCCTTTCACTATAGATTATATAGGCTAGGCGATTGTGATGTCCACGGTCTGTGTGTGGGGCGTGGTGGAGCCGGAGGGGTTGACGTAGGACGTCGTACCGGTCACGTGGAGGACGTTACCGGCCTTGAGGCCGGACTTCTGGACGTGGAGCACGCCCAGACGGTCGACGCGCGTTGCGGAGTTGAGCGCGATCGGCTTGCCGTCGGCTGCGGCGGTCTCGGCGCTCACGCTCCAGGTTACGGCGTTCGGCTCGACGGCGATGCCGATGTCGTTTGTCGTGACGGTGCCGACGAGCTTCACGGTCATCTGCGTCGTCTCGCCCGGCTTGAGCTGCTGGGAGTCGGCGGTGATATTGACGCCGGTCACGGCCTGCGTGAGCGTGGGGACATCGGTCGCGTCGTCCGTGGTGAACAGGATCGCGGGGACGAACGGCGAAGCCGATACGATCTCCCAGTGGTGCAGGTAGTAGTTCGTGTTGAGCGTCGCGGGGTTGTAGAAGCTCTCGTTGGCGTATACGACGTCCTGGCACACGAAAAAGGCATCCGTGGTGAGGAGCGCGAAGGCGTTGGGGACGGGGAGCTCGGGGACGATGACGGTGCGGTACTTGATATCGGCCTTGCCGAGGTTGAAGATACCCGCGAGCGTGTCGACGTCCACCGATGCCATGGCGTCGGCGGTGATGAGAAGCACGAGCTCGTCGGGCTTAGCGAACACGGGAATACCGTACTCGGCCGACACGGGGGAGTAGAGCGCGGTCGGGAACTCGAGCTTGCTCGCGTAGGCGCGCACGGCCTTGAGGAACTCCTTACCGGTCGCCTCGTCGGTCGGAACTGCGCTCACGTGGTGCTTGAAGAAGCCCCAATTGTGCTCGTAATAGGCGATGAGGTTGAGCATGCACAGGTACTCATCGTAGTTGTCCGAGTTGCGCGGGACGGTCAGCACGGCGTCGATAAGGCGGTTCAGGCCGTACTCGTCGAGGAATGCCTGGCGCAGGTCGGGATACTCGAGCGAGATGTCGTAGCGGTCCTTGCGGTTGACGCTGTGGTACCAGACAGCGGCCTCGGGGGCGTTGACCTTCTCGAGCACGGCGTCGTCGACCTTGTAGGTGTGCGCCTTGATCCACTTGAACGCGGACTCCTGGATGCTGAAACCGTAGCGCATCGTCGCGCCCTTGAAGACGCGCAGGGGGTTCTCCCACTCCTTGTTGTGGATGATCTGGTCGCCGATGCGGTTCACGTACGCGTCGATGAACTCGTTCAGGTATCGGCCGTTGTTGGGCTTGAACAGGAACTTGCTCGTCGCGTCGATGCCCGAGACGGTCGGGTCGGGCACGCGCTGCTGAAAGTCGTTGGTCGCGGACAGGTACACGCGGCCCGCGATCGTGGTGTTGTTGGTTGCCATCTGTTAACCTCCTTACAGGTCAAGGTCCATGTCTTCGTAATCGGGGATCTCGATTACGCCGTCGGCGGCGATGACGTCGGCGTCGCCGTCGCCGTCGACGTCCACCACGTCGGCGCCGTTGTCGATGTCGACCGCGGTAGCGGTCGTGCGCATCGCCTCGAGCATCTCGGTGATGGTGCCGAGCGTGTTCTCGATGCGCTCCAGGCGGTCGCGCAGGTCGTCGAACTCGCCGGACGTGCCGGTCTCGTCCTCGATCTCCTGCTCGTCCGGGGTCAGGTCGTCGGCCTCGGTCGTGGGCTTCTCGTCCTCGTCCATGTCAGCTCCTTTCCATAGCTATAAAAATAGGGCGCGATGCGAACGGGCTCTCGCCTGCGCATCGCGCCTATTATATAACGCCTTTGCGAAACTTTTACGCGTGCGGCTGAAACACGTCGCCATATCGTGCGGGGTTCGGGCACCGACCGAACGGTGTAGCACCCCGAATCATCCCTACTCGCCGCCTGCCGCGCGAGTCGTCGCGGGCGTCGCGGTCATTTTACCCCGTAGAGCGACATCGCGTCCAGGAAGCCCTCGCGCACCTTCACCGAGTCGAAGAGCACGCTACCCTCATAGTACATCTGGACGATGACGCGCAGTGTCTTCACGGCACGCTGCGCGGCGATGCGGTTAGGCGTGTTGTCGCGCCTCGTGAGCGCGAACACCGGCTCGGCGTTCTTCGGTATCTTGCCGGTCACGTAGTAGTACCCTTCGCTCATGTCGACCCAGACGCCGTATCTCTCGCCCATATGGACGCACCCCATCACATATTTGGCGCGCGGGGGCTTCTTGGCTATATATCGGGCGTCCTCGGCGAAGTCGTTAGCATAGGTGGTCTTCGTGTAGCCGGTAACCTGGCCCATGCGGCCCGCGAGCGTGTTGTTCATGCGGTAGAGGTCGTGCTCGTCCGGCTCGACGTAATGGAGCAGGACCATCTTGTCGAGATACCAAGTGTACCCGAACCTCGGGACGCCCTTCACGCCGATCGCGGCGAAATAGGGGTTCAGCAGGTCGACGGCGTTGCCGAGCAAAAATACGTGCGGCTTGATGCGGCGTCCGTCGTAGGGGTCCTCGCGCACGCACGAGTCGATGATACGCGCGAGCATGTTCCACTCGTTGCGCTTGTAGGTGTGGGTCGCGTCGATGTTCTCGATGATCGCCTCGTCGAAGATGATGTTCTTGACGTCGGTGAACGTCCTTTTCTTAGTGCCCTGCATCTCGGCGTAGCCGACGACGTAGCCGCATACATTCCACGGCGTGCCCTTCTCGGCGTCGGCCGGCCGGTACTTGAACTCGTTGTTCTCACACTTATACTCGTATCTGCCGAACTCCTCGTCGGTCGAGGTCAGCTTGTCGAAGTATCCCTTCTTCACGCTGTCGCGCTCGTCGAGCGTGCGGCACACCTCGACGAAACGCTCGCCGCGCTTGATCGCGGCGTTGAGCGCGTAGGCGCGTAGGCCGTACGTCTTACCCTTGTTCGGCGCGCCGACGACCATTGTGATGTCAGCGTTGTAGCTGAGCGTCTTCTCCCAGTTGTAGTGAATGCCGTCGTTCAGGTTTACCATTCGGCCTCGTTCCCTTCATCGTCGATATAAGTGTAGCTCGCGCGCTCGCCGTCGTAGTCGATGACGCGCTCGGTCGTGTCCACGACGCGCCCGTATCGCTCGCGCATGTAGGCCACCGTGCGGGCGTTGCCGCCCTTCTCAGAATCGCCGAGCACGCGGTCGGAGGGATAGAGCGCTATCGACTCGTGCGCGCTCACGTGCGCGGTCGCGCCGAGGTAGTCGGTCACGTCCATGTCCAGCACGTCGGCGGATGCGGGCCGGTAGTGCTCGAGCGCGTGACACACGCTCTGCGACACGCGCACGCCCCATCCCAGCACGCGCGGCGCGACCTCGGCGAAACCGTGGCGCGCGCTCATGTCGTCAATCCAGCTCTCTATATGGTACATGCCCGTCGGGCGCGACAGGCCCGCGCACGTGATATGCGCGTGGGCACCGTCCCAGCTCACGCGCGCCTTGTTCCAGGCGTCCATATGGAGCGGGTAGGCCTCGCCCTCGACCTCGAACGTCCCGACTCCCGCGAGCGTGGAGGCATAACCCGGGAAGTTGGCGCGGATGCGCCCCATGCACGAGTCTATGGAAGCCGTTACGGCCTCGTGGAAAGGCGCGAGCGCGTCCATGATGTTGTCCGCAGTGACGTCCGCATCACACGATATCTTTAGTGAATCCGTATCGCCGCCCAGCACGCGCACGCGCTCGCCGAGCCTGCGATATATCAACTCGATTGCCGCGATGATCGCCATACGCGAGCCGCCCACGATACGCAATCCGTACGGATAGAGTACGAGCTTGCTCTTAGCGTCCTCGTAATGTTCCTCGTACGTCTCGCGCGATACGACGGTCGAGCGGTCAACCGATATCTCGCCGTTCTCGACCTTGTAACCCGGCTTGAAAACATCCTGTGCCTCCATGCCGTAAATCGAGTTGAACATGCCCTTGACGGTCGAGTTGTAGTACGCCTCGAGGTCCGCGCGCTCCATCTCGCCCGAGCGGATGCGCGCGGCGATGCCCTCGGGGATTGTCTCGGGGATTTCCGGCGCGTACGGCGTGCCGGTCTCATATGTTTTCAAGATCTGCTTGCACGCATTCTTTCGAGCATAGAACAGATTAGAAAGCAGCGTCACGTAGTCGGGCGGCTTGACGAACGACGTGGTACCCTCCCCCAAAATTACCTCCATCGAATCCCAGGCATATACTCGGCTCATGCACCATAGCTCGAGCTCTGATACGTTGACGATCGCGGAGTCTGCGAAAACCAGCTTACCGAATGCGAAACGGCCGTTATATGCGGTATCGACATACCCGGCGCTACGCACTGCGGTCACGCCGTCGCGGTCGGCCTGCCCGCCCCAGTCGCCTAATTGCCCCTTGGCCTTGAATTTCGCCTCGGACAGCAGCGCGATATCCCAGCACTCGAAAGCGCTACCCTCACGCAAACGCATGTTCGTAAATCGGATTTGGGCGTGGAAGGCGCACCCGAACGGCTCCTCCCAATAGTGCATCGCCGCGTCGAGACCGGTCGAGCACACGGTCTCGGCCATGGACTGGAGCACCGGCGGCAGCAGGCCGCGAAAATGGACCGGGCACATATGCCCGTTGATATATGCGTGGTGCGCGGACGTCTCGTCAATCGAATAGACGTTCGACTGCACGATGCCGGAATAGCGCGCGCTCGTGAGCGTGAAGCCGCCTCGGAAGCAGGCCTTGCGCAGCGCGTACTGCGCATAGGTCGGCGCGAGCTCTTCGGCGCACATGCGCTCGAATGCGGCCTGCACCGAGATCGGCCTGCCCTTTGCCCTGGGGATGCGTAGACGCCCCGTCTCCATCTTTCCCGCCTGGCGCACGAGCGACGTCTTTGTCAGCACGCGCACGCCGAGCCATTCGGGACACAGCCACTCGTTGGACTCGAGCAGGTATCGCAGGTACGCGGGGATGACCTCGGTATCGCGTCCGGCGTAAAAGTATTCATCCTCGGTGAGCGGCGTCTCGGGCGTGCGTATTTTCGAATAGTCCCAATCACCCGTGGCCTTGGGAAGCCCTGCCGCCTCGCCCATCTTCGCGAGTCCGCGCATCTCGAGGTAGAAGGTATCCCAGAAACGGAGCTTGACCGCGCCGTCGCGCACGATATCGACCGTGTAGGCGCTCGTGGCGCTCTGCGCGGACACCTCCATGCCCCAGCGCGCGTTTAGCTCGTGCATGAGCGGTTGCAGGTCGAACATGAGGTTGTAGGCGCAGATGATCGGGATGCAACGCTCGCGCTCGCCCCATGCGATATATTCGTCTATAGCGGCCTGTATCTCGGCCTCGTGTCGATAGAAGCAGATACGCCCCGCGCCGGGCTCATAGGTGCGCAGGTCGCACCCGCGCAGGTCGTTGACGATAAAGAGCACGGGATAGGCGCGCCACGTGTTCTCCGCGCGGTCGGTGCATATGTTGCACGTCTCGGTGTCGTAGCTCGCCGCTACCCGAAACTTCGGCCTCTTCGATTTGAAACCCATCCCCGCACCTTTTTCCTATCCGAACATCACGATCTTTGAGGCCCACACCGCCGAGCCGGTCAGCTCCGCGTCGAAATCGACCTCTCCGTAGAAAGCCTCGTTCTCGGAGGTCAGCCCCTCGACGAGTGACGTCTGCGCCCCCACCGATACCAGGCTGTCGAGCGCTTTCCTGTTGGCCCCGATAACGCGGTCGTAGGCCTCGGAAAGCGACGTCACGCCGAGACCCTCCATAATCAGCCTGTTGCGCTCCTTGGGATCCTTCCCGCGCCAGAAACGGCGCGTCGCGGCGTAGAAGACCGACACGGCCTGCGTGCCGCTGTCGCCGAGCGTGCTCGGAGCGCCCGAGCGCGCCAGGTTGATTTGACGCTGGAATATGAGATTCGACCTCGCGGCGCGCGATTTCGCCTTGCGCGGCGCGGTCGTCATGCGGTCCAGGCGCTCCGCTGCCTTCTTGGTGCGTGTCTGCGCCTCGGGGACTTGGTGAACCTGCCGCGTACCCTGGTACGATTGCGAGATCTGCTCGCGCACGCTCACGATATAGTCGGCGCGCGCGCGTTTCTGCAACGTGCTCATGCCGCTAACGTCCTCGCGCTCCAGGCGCGCCAGCAGTCGCTTGGCGCGGCGTCGCGCGTTGTATACCTCGTCCGATGTCCTTTTCGCACGTGCCATAGGGGCTCGACCTCCAAAAAATAAAAGCGGTGCGGCATAGACCGCACCGCCTGATGTTAAAGCAACGGGAGCTGAGGATTAAGTCTTAACTAGACGAGTACGAGCGTCTTGCGAGTGTTGCCGTTGGGGAGCTTGCTGGAAACGAGTTTCATCGGGACGATCTCGCCCTCCTCGAACAGGCCCGCGGCCATGAAGTTATCCGCGGCATTGCGCACGCCCTCGGACTGGGAGAAATAGGCGGTTCCGTCCTCGCAGACGAGCGTTGTGTTGGTGCAGGGCGTATCGACGCCGTTCTTGTCACGCGCGCGGCGGATGCCGGGTTTGGTAAACACGCCGATGACGCTTAGGGTCTCGCCCTCGTGGTCGGACAGTGACTCGGCGTTGTTCATCGCGTTGACGACGAGCTTCTTGGTCGCCGTGTCGGTCGCCTTGATACTGGAGTAGCTTGCGGGGGTGTAGAGGTCGGTGCAGTTGTCCATAGGTGCGAGCTGGGTATCTTCGTTAGTCATAGTGTGGTTCCTTTCCGATTGAGTAGTTCATAGCGACTTTGAGGAAAAGTCTTGTCGGGATTGAATAATAATCCGATTCGGTCTCGACACTTGTGATCGAGATAAACGAATCTCCTAATCGTTGTCGGAGCGTGTTCGTCGCCTTCACAGGGTCAGAATAGTCACCGTAGAGGTCATACTCGAAATCAATCAGTTTCCCCTTGGCAACTGTCTTGCCGATGCAATGGCAAATCTGAATCCGGCGTCCGATTCTGCCGCGCTCCTTCTTTGCGTTTGTCATGAAATGCACCCCCTTCCCGTTGCTGTCACTAGCATTATAGAAAAGGGTTGCTTTGTGTGTCAACGGTTATTGCAATAATTTTTACTTATCGGCGCGTGCCGTCAGACACATAGCATTGCAGACGGTCGAGGGCGCACCCGTACATGCCCGCGTAGTCGTCTCCTCCGTAGGTTGAGCCGTCGTCGCACACCTCGTCCCAGTATCCTACATGCGCGACGTCCTGGGAGCGGTAATAGACCTGTCTATAGTCACCGTCTGGCGTGATGTAGTACATCTGCACGCCGTCGACGGTCTGGCCCCAGATACCGGCCATGCCATTCACGCTATCGTTGTAGTTGGCGGTCTGCACCCAACCAAGCCAACCGCTCTCCTTGGTGTGGACACGGTAGCGCAACGTGCCGCTGTCCACCCATGCAATGAGCATGTCGTGGGAGCCGTAGGGCACGCCCGCGAAACCCTCGGAGTTACTGTCGTTGAAATTAGTCACGGCCTCATTCCACGCACCATAGCGGTTATGGAGGGCGTAGTGGATATTCACGCTCTTACCCGTGGACTTCGGGAAACTCGTGCGAGTGGCAGAGGTGGAGGGCTGGTACGTGCCGCCGTTGCCGTTGGTCGGTGCGATGGGTGCCACGTAGCCGCTGCCCAGATAGGAAGCGACCGCCTGTTTGAACTCCCACCACGACTTGCCGTAGGACTGGAAGTATCCGTTGGGGTCGGTGTGATCGGAACCGCCCCAGCGCCGAGCGGCCTCGTAGTGGGACAGCAGGCGCGACGTGTCCCAACCATGGGCACGCAGCTCGTCCCCGGCCCACTTGACGGCCTCGCCCCACTGTTTAGCGAAATCGGAGGCGTTCGTGGCGTGCGCGAGCTCGATACCGATAGTGGCGTAGTTGCCATTACCAACATGCCAGCACAAACGATTCTCGGGCACCGTGTTATACACGGTCGAGCCGTCTAGCTCCATAACGTGATGTACCGCATAGGTATCATCACGAGCCCACAACAACGTATGGTTGTAGGCGCTCGCACCGGGGTTAGCGGTCTCATGGATGACGAGGTAGCTCGCATTAAGGTAACCGTGCCCGTTAGATACGTACTTGTTGACGCTTTGGTATGCCTCCGCGCCGGTCGGCACCGATAATGCGATCGCGAGCGCAAAGAAAAACGCGGCAAGCGCCGCGCATTTCTTCCGCTCGATGCGGTTTGCTTTCATGTTGCTAGACCTCCTTGTTGTCGTTGAGATTGTCAAGTTTCTCGGAGAGCTTCGCCATGATTAGGCTGTTATCCTCGATGGTCTTGCGAAGCTCCTCGATGGTCTTCGTGTTGCTGTAGTACATCATCACGAATGCCGCGATAGGAAATGCCACGTTGCTCACCAGATCCGTAATTACTTTGGCGTCCATTTTTTCATTGCCTCCTTTCCGGCAGAAAAAAAAAAGGGGGCCCGGCCCTTTGCCGAGTCCCGTAAGCCTAACGGTATTGTAGCGAAAAAAAGTTTTAACGACTCACAGCTATTTCCACCCGTTTCTCTCGCCCTGGATGACGGACGTAATGATGACCGGCTCCTTGGGAGTGTTCGTCTTGCTCACGATGACCAGGGGCGCGTACTCGCGACGCGCCCCGCTATAGAACTTAACCGTCGAGCCTAGCGCCCGATGCGGTCGCAGCGCGAGCATGAGCTTTGCGGGGTCGTAGTCGGGAATCATGTTCGCGAACTCGCGGTTATCCGGTCTGTATTTGAGCAGACCGTCCAGAACATCGGTACGGTCGATATATGCAAGGCTGTGACCGTGAAGCGCGCGAAAGATCATACCGGATTGAAAAAGGCCCTCGACGCGGTGCAGTACAAAACTGTTAGTAGCGTAGACCACGCGGTTATGTACGCACACGCTGTCGTAGGGTGCGCGTGTGCCCGGCTTGCACGTTGTCGCGCACAGTGCCCTCCAAAGGCTCTCGATTTCGGACTTGTTCATGACGATCCTTTCCCTCGTCTGTTGGAACTTGGTTATTATTTTAACGGCTGTTATTATAATTT